GGGGTCCGCCGTGTCATTCGGTGAGGAGTGGTGCCTGGGAGTGGCCACTTGGACAGAAGTCCTTTTCCCAGGCCCCGAAACCCTCCGCCTTGGTCACGAGGGCAGAGGGCGAGTCAAAGCCAAACCCACCTTGGTGCCGTGGAGATGCTGTAAGTGTCGGAAAATATTCCACACTCCTTGGCTACTTTGGTCCACGATGCCTTGCAAGGGCTCACCGTTCGCTGTACCGCCCGCTGTTATACAGCAGCGGCCTTGGCTCGTCAGGGTTTGACAATGCTCGATTAATCGTTACGTACGATCAGACGGGTTGTGTAACGTTACTACCGGAGTTACCCGGCACTAACCAGACGGAGCGGCTTCTAAGGGGGCCACTCACCCCCGCACACCAGTTACACCTGCCACTACAGGTTGCGCATCTCTCGTGGCCAGGTCCGCGAAAGCTCCCACAGACGTATATAGGTTAGCATGCCAGGGAGTAACCCCAGCGCTGGATTAGCCCTCTTCAAGGGTCCTCCCCATCGTCTCCATCCCCGTCCAGTAGCCTAAAGTGAACCGCACACACGGTAAACTGTACTCTGGACACCGAGCGAAGGTACGCGGTCCTTCCCTCGGCTGATGCCGGATTCGTCAACGGTCTCACCGGATAAGAGGTTGAACGTGGCTTGTTGGTGCTTCGGAGCCTGTCCTATAACACCGGGTTCGCCAGGGTCTGCTGCCATCTCACTGGATGCCCCAATTAAGTGCTCGTCCGTCTGATTAACTGACACCCACAGTCTTAGCTACACCCCAGTCTGCCACTAGAAGGTGGTAACGGTGGCGGTGGCGCTACTAACGCGCACCTCGTACAAACCTATAGCAACTCCGCACTGTTTCCCCCTGGTATAGGACCTTAGGCTACGCAGGATTACAATGACGCACAAGGGCAGGATTTTGAAAGGCTCAGCTGACGTTCCCGAAGTACTAGATCAGTCTCACAATTCAGCGTCCCTGCTTTGGTACGAACTCCCGCTCACAGCTCCCGCCATGTCGGTTTCTCATGTTGTTCGCCAACAGCATTGCCCCCTTAAGGAGAACGCAGCGTGCAGTGGTGTCAAGGACTCCCGGAGCAGATACTGCAGGAATGCGCCTGAATACCCGACGGCCTTGAGTGCGTAGAAGTATCAACCGCAATTCCCTTTTAACAGGTACTATCACAGACGGTTCGCTTTAAGCCCTTGCGGGTGCGTATGGTCTGTTGCGGTGCTTAACAAATTCGCTTTAAGCTCAAGGGGCTCCACAAAGTGGCGCCGGAATTATCATGCGTCTAATAACCTCCATGCTATCTGGCTGTTGGTCAAGTGCGTGCCCAGTCTACAGGGGTCTGACGGTACTCGTCTCAGCTTTCGCTCGGAGTCGATCCATGCCCTGCTTTCCTCAAGTGCTGTCGTAATCTCAGCACCGCGGTCACCCACCCAGGTCGGCGTGTTTTCCTGTACACAGTTAATTGCCTCAATGTTTGGTGTCGCTCATGACAAGCTGCTCGTCAGGGGTATTAATCCCGTTCAATACCAATACAAATGGGATCGCTGTTAAGCGGTGAACCCACGGCCCCTTCTAAGAAACCACCCGTTAACCTGTTTGCTAGCCTCTAGGTTATCCAAGTCCTTACCACACAACGCCCCCCCCACGGTTGTCCCTTCGCCTCGCTCCAAGCCCAGGGATTGGGCTGGCCGAGAAGCTGATGAGTGTCGCGGTCCTCGCCCACCAGGTGCAATCTCTAATCACCTGATGGCCATAACACATGTCCGATCACTCTTCAGGCATTAGTTCCATTACGTGTGGCCGCCTCGGTTGACTCCCTTGCGGGCCAAGCCGGTTTCCACTTGAGCGAAGCTCACATCCCGAAGGACGACTATGCGTAACAAAACAGTACTCTCCCATATCCACACATCCTCGCCTCCCGTCGCCTACGCCGCCGACTACTCCGCGACTCCGAGGGGACTAAACCTCAGAGTCCAGGAACGACACTATGCTCTTTTGCGGTACTTCGCCGTCTCTGCCGTCTGTTACAACGAAGCGGTCCCAAGTCACAGAAGTGCCAAGCAAGAACCGCCTGACACGTGACCATAGCCCACCGTCCCACAAAGGGAACCTAAGATCGCGCGTTATTTCCCCCTCCAGAGCAACCTGCCGCTCCACACTGATACCCCACGCAATCGCGAAAGATTGTCGTGCGGCAGCGGTGACACCTATGGGCTTGACATCAGCCAAGGTCTCACCAGAGGACTTCAGGTCTCGAAGAGCTTCCAGCAACCTACCCTCCAAGTAGATCGATGGATCCCTCAGGTCGGGGACATTACCAACCAATTCCAGGGCGCGGGCAAAATACGCCTCAAGAATCGGTATTCCCCTCGCCAGAGCCAGTTCACACTGCGAGATCGATTTGCAAAGTCGTAGGCCGTGATTCCAGTTCTCAAAATGCCTGTAAGAACTGAAGGCCGTTGAAACGACTTTCAAAGGATCTCTAACCATGGTATAACGGGTCCCATTAAAACATGGTTTGCTCTGACCGAAAACAATCTCCTCGAGTGCCGTAACCGGGTTTTCGATGGCTAGCTCTTGACTGCTAACCAATCGGACTGCTTCATCGAAGTGCTTGATTACCCACCTCGAATCGGCTGAATGAACAAACATCAGGGCGTTGTCCCCGTCTACCAGGCAGTCCCAACGAAGAGGGTGATTAAGCCTCTCCGCAAGTAGTCGCACCGAAGCGCGAACGACACATAACATGATCAGGGTGTTGCCCAGACCAGTATTGAAGTCACCAGATGCCCTGGCTCCCTCACGCCGGAACTTGATCCCGCCGGCGGTGCGCCCTTTCAAGACGAGTTGAACATCCAACAGCTTGCTCAACGTCTCATCCCCTTTATACGCCGCTCTGTAGATGGAGTGCTCTAACGCCAGGTCTTGCGACGTGACGTGAGCTTCAAACGCCTTACCATCTACCTCGAAGACGACTGCATCGCCTAAGTTCTGGAGCTTCTCCCTTATCAAAGAAGCTCGCTGCTCCCCGTTCAACCCCTTGCCGACTTGACGAGTCGCCTTTGTCACATACCTGCTACCCTTAAGACACCGCCAAAGACAGTGCTCCAAAGGTTTTAGATATGAGGCAAGCTCCAGATTGTATCTTGGCTTTCTGGCCATGATCATTCGTGGCTTGGATAGTTTCTTAAGCGGATTGAACTTTTCCGCTTTCAAAAACGCACCAATCTTCTTGTCCCAACGATTGATCTCACCATCATAGCGCAAAGACTCCAAAGCCTCGCTATAGCGTTGTCTGAGTCTTCCAGAATAAGACTCAACCACTCGCTCTCTGGACCACCGCGACACATTCCTACTACGGACAAGCCTTCGGATTTCTCCAAAAGCCGCCGCTAGGTATGGATGTCCCGGAGAATCTGGTGTCGGTCCAAGAGTTCTCATCAGCAACGCGGTCCTCTCATTGTGCACGCAATTAGCATGCACGGCCGCCGCATAACAACCCTCCGCGACTGGGACGTGGGCCCAGTACATCACTCGTTTCCCTTCGACTCCACAGGTAGAACCGTCCGAGCACTCTGTTGGCATGACCAAGTCGGCGTCGGGACGCATAGGCGGATCAGGCCTACCATCCGTGCACAC